TAGACTTCTCATCAGCACGTACCTCTAGTTGCCTAGTAAATGGTAGGTCAAGTTGGTCATCTTTACGAGTACCATGCTCATCAAGTCTACGATTCACAATCCTACCTACTGCAACCTTTGGTTCTCTATGTCCACCTTGCATGGTGGTCAAGGTAGGTGCTTTACCTTCTTGTGCATACACTCTCTTGATTGAGTCATGCCCTTTGAGGTCAGCAGTACCTACTCTAATCAATCCATCTTTAGACATGGTAGGGTTCTCCTTGAGTACCATAGTACGTTGCTTACGTTCAATACTATTCCACCATACTGCACCATTATATCTTGCAGTAAGGCAATGAGACTTACCACCACTAGTCATCTCTTCAGTCTCATAACCATCTTCAAGTATGTTCTGCATAGTCAAGCCTTTGCATATCATAGGTGGTATAGTTATCTGCTCATAGCTATCTCCTACACGTTTACCAAACCAATACAATCTGTATCTGTTTTGTGCTGATACATACTTAGAGTTCAATGGTTGAGGTTGGAATCCCATGTAATCAGATATTACATCTTGAGATTTCTTAGCCATTCGTACATTCTCTAGCAGTACATACTTAGGTTTAACTATCTCAAGCATCTCCACGAAATTAAAGAACAATTTACTACGTGGGTCATCAAAGTTAAGCTGATGTCCTGCGAATGAGAACCCTTGACAAGGTGAACCACCCATCATCAAATCAATATCCCAATATGCTATCTCGTGTGGGTCTAAGTCTGTAACATCTCCTAGCTGAACAGTATTAGGAAAGTTAGCTTGAGTTACCTTGATTGGATACTTATCAATCTCACTTGCAAAGTAGTTATCTACCTTGAAGCCTGCTCTTTGTAGTGCAATTTGACCACCACTACAACCATCAAATAAACTTAGTACATTCATTGTTAAACTCCTATAATGTGATACTCACCATGCTCATCTATAAGTGTAAGTATGGCTTCATGTTTTGGTGTGCTTGTTTGAATCTCTAGCCTATGAACTACATAAGGTAGTTGCTCCATACGAAACTTAAACTCTTTCATGTTAAGAGCATTACCTTCCACTAGATTTTCTAACATAAGTCTTACTTTTATTTTATCTTTTTGATTCATATCTTTTCCCTTCCTTGTTTGAAGAAATCATTCTGAACCATGAAGTCTGCATATACAGTTATACCAAACTCATAGCCTTGTTTGTAGTAAGGATTTCTACTGTTATCATCTCTACTACCATGAAGTATTGCATCTGCAACACCATCTTTAAAATATCTTAAGTCTTTCTTAGTTAGTATTTCTACTTTAACTAGTTCTGACATAGTTAATTCTCCTCTTTAATCAAGATATAAGAAGCACCTAGTACACCTAAGAAACTAAAGGTATAGATTATGGTAGGAATTAAACCACCCTCATCTACAACGTCTCCTACAGAGATTGTTACACCTATTGTAGAAACTATAAGTAATACTATTCTTGCAAAGTTATAATTTAAATTCATATCTATTGTCCTTTCTTGTTTGGTCTTGTTTTATCAAAGTATCTCATAAAGTAATCTCTTGCAAGATGTTCATGTTTTTCTCCAAAAGATTCCTTCACTTGCTCAATGATTGTTGACATTGCCCAACCTCTAATCTTTGGGTTGGCTTTACCTTCTTTCATTTTAGTTTCAATAAAATTTATCACTTCCATTTTCTCATCTAAGTGTGGTGTTAAAGTCATTGTTTATTTCCTTTCATTTTGTTTTTAGATTTCTCATTAGATAGTTGCAGTAATAGTTTATCTATCTCTGCATCTTGTTCGCTATTGATGTCTTCAAGTACTCTTATTCTTTCAAAGAGTCTTGACTGTTCATCAAGTAGGAATTTTTCTAGCTCAAGGTATGTAGATTTCTCTACCATGTTCAAGGCTTTCTCCTTCCAAAAGTCTGCCTTGTTTTTTTCTCTTTCATACCAAACTTTCATTGGGTTTGTCATTATCTTATCTCCTCTATACGTTCAATGACTACATCATCATAGCCTTTGTCTTTCCACTCATCTGCATCTTTCTTTGCATCATTGTAGTTGGTATAGTAATCATCTACACCACCTACCCAAACTATATATTTGTATTCTTGCATACTACCACTCCTCTATTTTAAAGTTGCTGAATAACTTATCATGGTCAATGTATCTCTTGCCCATAAAGGTTACTCTCTTTTTAAGTTCCTCAAGAGTTAAGTTCTTAGGTGATACTGATTCACCCATCTCATCACATGACATGATAACTGCATTGCCACTTACAATGTAATCATCTATGGTAAAGAAGTAATTGTATTCTCCCAAGTTACCTTCCTCATCAGTCCATATGTCATTACCATTTATTTGGTATGGATACATTTCTAACATGTTACAATTAATTAGTTCTTTTTTATGATGATAATCTACTACATCAGTTTCAACTATCAATTCATTCTTAGCATCTATAAAATAAGCTTTCATTAGTTTTCTTTCCTTTGTTGTTTAAGATACAATACAATAGGCAATTACTGCCCAAAATACTATTGTTGCGACTAGGTCATAACTCATTGTCATATTCCCACTCTCATTTCTGCAATGGCTTGCATTTCTATATCTTCAAACTCTAACCTTTCCATTTCCTTTTTTGCTAGTTGTAAGATACGTGACCTACTAATAGTACCATCATACTCATGCTCCCATTGTATGTAACCATCTGCATTAAAGATAATATATACATCATCTTTAACATCATACTCACAATAGTAGTAGTCATTAGCAAGCATTACATTAGGTGGTAACTGCTCTTCATCAGTCTCTAAGTTATATATTATACCCATTTTATTTTCCTTTCTATATGTAAACTTTAGGGTTACCATTTTGTGTTGAATCCATGTGTATCATACCAACCCAATCTCTTGGAATCTCATTCCATTCTTTAGGTTTGTATTGGTTATCACTCATGCCTTGATGCATGAAGTAATCATCTTCATATGGGTTATATTTTACTCTATCCCAATCAGCAAACTCTTTCTTCAAAGATTCTGATGTGGATACAAAATACTCACTCATATAGCCTACTGCAAAGGCATGAACATTCTTCTTACCTTCTTGTCGCACTCGCTTCTGTCCACCTTTACGAACAATAAAGTTACCTTCAAGCACTACACATTTCTTATGGTCTATCACTAGACCACTCTTGCAATCTTGTATGCTCCAAGTTTTCTTGTGTAAGTTCCAATAAACTCTAACTTTTTTCTTCATTACTTTTCCTTTCATGTTGTTTATACCAATCTAAAGATGCTCCTCTAATTAGATTTGTATACTCTATACCATATCCACTTCCTGCCTTCAATGTTTCTTTATCAAGTAAGTGTTTATGCATATGGTCTATGTTATCCCAATTATCTAATATCTTTTTACATAAATAATCAAATTGGGTATCTTCTAAAACATTCAAATCACATTCATAATATAAGTATGAACTCATTAGATAAATAGGAACTAGCCTATTATTTGAAATGTTATTTAATTCCATGTATCCTTCTCCATGTTACCCAAGTAATTGCTTGTAATTCATATGCCTTGATACCTAGTTTTTTAGATGCTCTAAGGTAGGCTTTTTGTATATCCTTATACTCAGTCTTGGCAATGCTTGTATTGGGTGTAGTCAATCCTTGTCTATCATTGTAGTAAATATTTCTTGCATGACCATCAATGGTAATATCTTGCTCATCTCCACTTATATTTCTAAAGAATGATACAATCTTTTTACCATTTAGTATTGTAATTGTTTCTTCGTAGCTAGGCATTGTTTCAAGTATGTGCCAAGCTTTTGCCTTCATCTTATGATAGGTGCTTACCTTGATGCTATCCATATCATTGCCATTGATAAAGGCAGTACATAAATCTTTAGCATTAATAATATTCCTTTCCCATTTATTGTTTGGTGATAATGCACTTGTTACACCAATAACAATATGAATAGGTAAATCCAATTCTAATGCAATCTTTTTACAATCAGTATAAGCATTTACATACCAAGTTAAACCATGTTTTATTTCACTTGGATTGGCTAAATGATATACTAAAATAATATTCTTAGTTGTAATTGCCATTATTTATCCTTTCAAGAAATGAAAAGGAAGCACATAGTATGCTTCCCTAATTAAGTTTTACTTAACCAAGCTTATGCTTGATTTATGAACATTAAGCTTTTGAGCAAGTGACTCAATAAACTGTTCAGTTGTACACCACTTACCACTTAGTAAGTCTTGGTTACTGTTTCTGAAAGTAACACTTGTTAGGGTTGGTGCATTCTCACTACCATTGTTATGAGAAATAGAGAAAGTTTTAAATCCTTTAGGATTGTATGAATTTTTAAGCATAACATTTTCCTTTCATTTAGTTGTTAATTGCTTAGTAGTATATATTGATTTCTATGTATCCATAGTTCAAATATACTTAGCTAGGTAGGAAAGGGGAAGCCCTACCTAACAAGGTATACTTGGTTTACTTTAACCTAGCTATATTATTTTCTATTGCATCATAAAATATGTCCTCATTAAATCTTGGGTTTTGTGATGCACAATAAACCCTTACCAATTCTATTTCTGAATGAGTATAATTATTCCTAGCAATGATTTTAGTTATTTCTTCAAAATCTCTTTTAGTAGGATTTTTTCTAATCTTGTATTCAAATACGTCATCTCTAATCCACATTGTTTTATTCCTTTCTGATTAGTTGTTATTATATATTGATTTCTATGTATCCATTTTTCTAAATTTGTAGTATTCATCAATTTTTTCTAGTGTATTATGTCTAGCATTTAGTATATTAGATAAATCAATTATATCTACATATTTAGGATTAATAGATAATAATTCATTTAGTAATTCATCAAATACTCTTTTTACTTCTTTTACTTGATAGTTTTTAAAAGTATCTTTTCCAAACTTTCTTGTAATTTCTTCTTCTAGTTTTCCTGTAGTATTCATAATGTTTTCCTTTCTGATTAGTTATTATTATATATTGATTTCTATGTATCCAATTAGATAACATTATTTAATTTACCTTGTTGTATCATTAATATAATAAATCTTTTTAACATATCTTTTTCTTCAATTAGATTAAGCTTCCTATTTCTTTTATTTTCTATTTCGTCATATGGGTAAATAAAACTATCATATAATAATTCTATGTTTTTATCTAAAATTATATTTAATAGTTTATCTTCTTTTATACGTGATAAGAAGGAAGCAGTATCTAAATCCATATCATTTTTATTAGTTATCATAATCATTTATCCTTTCATTGTTTAATGATTTGTGTTTATAAATTTCTTATTAGTATATATTGATTTCTATGTATCCAATATAGTTTTATATAGTTATTTCAATAACTTATATTAATATTGGGTAGTGGGTAGGTAGTAAGTAAATAATGCAATATATAAACTCATTAGATTAATAATAGATTTATGTAATCTTTCTAATCTAAACAGTTTGTTTTATTAAAAAATTTATATAGATATATATTGATTCTTATGTATCCATTTAGAAAAAGGTAGTTTTTTGATAGAATTATATAGAATAGTATCTACCCCTACCAAAAAATCCTAGCTGTATATAATATATATATACCCTACCCCTAAATATTTTTAAAATTTTACAGGACTAACCATGCTCAACCTAGCTAAATGGGTCGCCGCCTGATTAAGTTGATATGAGTATTTATAGTTTGAGTATAAAGTAATATATAATTACAATAGGAGGTTGGGGTCTATCTATTTACCCCCGGAGGTCTAAATAGAAAATAACATACTTTCCTATTTTATACAATAGTGTTATAATATTTTTTATAACAACAAAGGAAAACTAATGTATGAGCTTTTTGTATTAGCATGTTTAATGAATGACCCTACCCAATGTAAAACTTTAGCAGATTTAAAAAGTCCACATGACACACATGACAAGTGTCTAGCAAGAGCCTATGTCATTGCAAGTGAATTACATACTTATATGCCTGGGTATTTTCCAAAAGCATATAAGTGTTTTGATAAAAACAAAGAAGAAGGTAAAATAAATACATAATGGAAGAAAAAACTAATATAGAAAATTACCTAGACTTTAAGATTAACTTAGATACATATATTAATTTAAGAGCAAGAGATGACTTTCTTACATTTGTAAAAGTATTTGCTCCTACTCTTGTATCTGATTTTAAGATGGGTAAGCATATTAAGTTACTATGTAGTAAATTACAGGGTGTGGTAGATGGTAACATTAAGAGACTTATGGTATTTCTACCACCTCGTTCTTCTAAATCATTGATATGTAGTAAGTTATTTCCTGCATGGTATATAGGTAACTTTTCAAACCATGAAATAATGTCAGTTTCACATAGTGACCAGCTTGCTTCTGACTTTGGTAGAACTGTAAGAGACATAGTTAATACAGAAAAGTTCCAAAGAATATTTAAAGGTGTAGCATTACGTAGTGACGTTAAGGCAGCAGGTAAGTGGAAAACAAATAAGAATGGTTCATACTATGCAGCAGGTGTAAGAAGTCAGGTTGCAGGTAGGGGAGCAAACATTGCCTTGCTAGATGATGTCATGTCAGAAGAAGATTCATTTAGTCAGACAGGTAGGAAGTATATCAAGGAGTGGTATCCTGCAGGTTTACGAACAAGGCTTATGCCTAATGGGTCAATTATTATTATTAATACAAGGTATCACTATGATGACCTATGTGGTTGGTTGTTAAAGCAGGAAAAGACTGCAGAGCAAAGCACCTATCCCTGGGAAGTTATTAGTATTCCGGCATGGTTAAATGAAGAAGCAGCAGAGTTACTAGACCTGCCTGTAGGTAGTTCGTACTTCCCTGAGTGGAAATCAGACGAGATACTACGAATAGATGAGCAGGAAATCAGAGCAAGTAATGGTGCAAGGTATTGGAACTCATTATATATGCAAGACCCTTCCCCTGATGATGGTGGTATAATTAAAAAGAAATATATAAACTGGTGGGAGTATGAAGAACCACCTGAGTGTCAGTTTATTATACAGACATATGATACTGCATTTAGTACAAGTAGAACTGCAGACTATAGTGTTATACAGACATGGGGTATATTCCATGATTATGACGAGGACTATGGTCATGCATCTCATTTGATACTATTAGGTAACACAAGAGGTAGGTATGAGTATCCTGAACTTAGACGTATTGCACAGGATTTGTATAGAGACTTTAGACCTGACGTATGTATTATAGAAAAGAAGGCAAGTGGTCAGTCTCTTATACAGGACATGCGTAGGGCAGGATTGCCTGTACTAGATTATCTTCCGGATAAAGATAAAGTTGCCAGAGTATATGCATCTACTCCCATGATGGAAGCAGGCAGAGTATGGCTACCTAAAAATAAAATATGGGCAGATGATTTATTTTCTGAGTGCATGTCATTTCCTAATGGCTCACATGATGACCAAGTAGACTGTATGACTATGGCAGTACACTACATGAAAGACAGTTGGAACTTAACACACCCGGAAGACCCTTCCTGGGAGGATGATGGAAGTAAAAAGGATAAAAGGGTTGCGTACTGGAGGGTATAACAGTATAATGAAGATATTCAAATACAATACTGTAACCTACTGCGTAGAGTGTGGAGCAAAACGATATAGTAAATATTGTAAGTGCAACAGGTTACCAGTAAAGATGGGCAAATCCACAACCACAAAAAAATATAAAAGTCCAATGATAAGGAAAGAGAATGGCAGTAGAAAAGAATCCTAATGAAGAAATAGCTCAAGATAATGTTATTAACTTAGATATTCAAAAAGAAAATACAATGAATAATGTAAGTTTTGAACTTGACCCTGACACAGGTGAATTAGAGGTAGAGTTTGAATCTGACATAGTTGAAGAAATTGAGGAAGAGCAAGGAACTTTTTATGAGAACCTTGCAGACCTTATGGAAGAAGAAGACTTACAGGACATTGCAAATACTGTAATAGAAAAATATGATGCAGATAAATCTTCTAGGTCAGAGTGGGAGTCAATGTTTGAGAGAGGGTTTGACTTACTAGGACTAAAGCTTGAAGACACTACAGAACCATTTGAAGGTGCAGCAACTGCAGTACACCCACTACTTATTGAATCTGCAGTTAAGTTTCAGAGTAAAGCAAGTGGAGAGTTATTTCCTTCTAAAGGACCTGTAAAGGTACAGATACTAGGTGACGTTACAGAAGCAAAGCAAAAACAGGCAAATAGAGTTCAGAACTTTATGAACTATCAAGTATCAGAACAAATGCCTGAATACTTTGATGAAACAGAAAGAATGTTGTTTCATTTGCCACTACTAGGTTCTGCATTTAAAAAAATATATTATGATGATTCACTAGATAGACCTGTAAGTGAGTTTGTACCTATTGACCAATTTTATGTATCGTATTATGCTACAGATTTAAGAAGAGCAGATAGATATACACATATTCTTTATAGAAGTCCTGTAGAACTTGCAAGACAAATAAATGCAGGTATGTATAGAGACATAGACTTACCTGACCCTACACAACCTACTCAGTCAGCAATGGCAGAAAAGATGGACACAGTATTAGGTCTTACACCTTCTACAGATACTGACCCCCAATATACTTTACTAGAACAGCATTGTTATCTTGAAATAGAAGACTATGACACTGCCTGTCCATATATTGTAACTGTAGAAGAGCAGTCACAAAAGGTATTGTCAATTAGAAGAAACTGGAATGAGGATGACAAAACAAAACAAAAGAAAATGTTTTTTACTCACTATAGATTTGTTCCTGGGTTTGGTTTCTATGGACTAGGACTTATACATTTCTTAGGTAACCTTACAATGTCTGCCACTGCAGCAATGAGAAGTTTAATTGATGCAGGTCAGTTTGCAAACTTGCAGGGTGGTTTTAAAGCCAAGGGTGTTAAGGTTGTAGGAGATAATGACCCTATTGCTCCAGGTGAGTTTAAGGAAGTGGAAGCAACAGGCATGGACTTAAATAAGTCTATTGTAATGTTTCCATACAAAGAACCTTCTAGAACTTTATTTGAAATGATGCAGTTTGTTGCAGGTGCAGGACAGAAGTTTGCAGACACAACTGAACAAGTTATAAGTGAAGGCTCTAACTATGGTCCTGTAGGTACAACTATGGCTCTGTTAGAAGCTTCAAGTAAATTCTTTTCTGCAATACATAAGAGATTACATAAGGCACAGAGAGAAGAGTTTAAGGTACTTGCACGTATTGATTCAGAAAGTTTACCCCAGAGATATCCTTATGATGTCCCAGGAGAGTCTTCAGAAATATTTAGAACTGACTTTGATAAAAAGATTGACATTATTCCTGTAAGTGACCCTAACATTCCTTCGTCTGCTCACAGACTTATGATGACAAATATGGCAATGCAGGTAGCACAAAACGCACCTCCGGGTATGTTTAATATGGAAGCATTAAATAGAACATTACTTAATGCAGCAAATATTCCTAACTTGGAAAATATTATGCCAAGTAAACCTAAACCAATGCCACTTGACCCTGTTACAGATATTGAAGCAGCAACTAAGGGATTACCTATCAAGGCATTTACAGGTCAGAACCATGATGCCCATATTCAAATAAAGACTATGTTCTTACAAGACCCTGCAAATGGTGGTAATCCAATAATGCAAAGAGTAAGTCCAATACTTCAGGCAAACATACAGGAACATGTAGTAATGAAGTATCAGGAACAAGTCAATGGTATGACAAGACAGATTATGTCTCAAGCACCTCAAGGTGACCCTAACATGCAGAACCCTCAAGTTATTGAGCAAGTTATGGCTCAGGCTGCACAACAAGTTATGCAGGCAAATCAAGCAATGGCTCAACAAGGTGGTTCACCTGAACAACAAATGGTACAGATGGAAGCTCAAAGACTTGGTCTTGAAAAAGAAAAAGTTCAGGCACAGCTTGCAAAGGAAGCTACTGAGGGTGCATTAAAGAATAGAGACCTTGACCTTAAAGAACAAAAGATTGCCCTTGATGCTTATAAGATAGGAGCAGAAGGTTTACTTAAAGCAGAAGAAAGAGAAAAGGACAGAAATACTGAGCAGGCAATGAATGCAGTTAAAATGCTTGTTGACATGATAAAGCAGGGTGATAGTATTCAAAGTGCAGAAAGTATAAAGACTTCTGACGTTCTTATTAAAATGCTTGAAGATGCAAAAAAAGAAAGAGAATAAATGCTATCAGATGAAATAAGTAGAGCATTAGATAAAGAAATCGAAACAATAAAAAATTCCCTTGCATATGGTTCAGCTTCAGATTATCATACGTACATGAACTGTGTAGGTCGCATTGCAGGTATTGAATGGGCTAAAGCAGAAATTAAAAACATAACTAGAAAAATGTTAGATGAAGAGGATGACGATTAATGCAACAACCAAGTATGGGAGCAGCAACAAAGAATGATATGTGGATAACAGAGGAGCATGTAGAAGACCCTGCAGTACTCCCTACTATTCCAGGATTTCATATTCTTGTAAGACCTATATCAATAAAAGAAAAAACAAAAGGTGGATTATACTTACCTGATTCTGTAAAGAATGACATTGCTTACTTAACTACAGTAGGTAAGGTTCTTACAGTAGGAGACTCAGCTTACTTAGATGAAGCAAAGTTTCCAAAAGGACCTTGGTGTAAAGCAGGAGACTATGTATGTTATGGTAAACATTCAGGTCAAAAGTTTTTTTATAAAGGTACTAAACTACTATTGTTATATGATGACCAGATTTCTATGGTTGTAGAAGACCCTAAAGATTTAGACCCAACATATAACTTATCAAATTAATTTCTTAAGCTTGCTTGCAAAGTAATTGAAATTAATATATAATCAAAAATATGCGTAAACTTAGTTTCGCAAACTATGGAGAAATGAATGACACCAGATAATGAGTGGTCTACGATTGATACTTCACAATCGCAAAATAAAGAAGAAGACAAAGTAGAGTTTGAAATAGAAGGTCAGGAAGAACAGGCAGTTGTAGAAACAAAGCCAGAACAGCCTGCACCAGAAGTTCAAGTAAAAACAGAGACAGAAGAAGTTGTACCTGAGAAAAAACCTGAAGCAAATTCTTCAGGAGCAGAAAAAAGAATAAGACAATTAGTTCGTCAGAAGAAAGAACGAGAGGAACAAATTGAACAACTTATTTCAAGGCAGGCAGAGCTTGAAGAAAGACTAAAGGCTCAACAAAAGGAAGCAGAAACTTCTTTTACCAAAAGTTTTGAAACGACTGAAGAGCAAATTAAAAGTCGTATTGAAATGGCAAAAGATGTTTATAAGCAGGCTTTAGAATCAGGAGACTCAAGTTTAATTGTAAATGCACAAGAAAACTTGAACAATGCTCAGAATGATGCTAATGCATTAAAGATTGCAAAACAACAATATGAAACACAGAAACCTATTGTTACTGAAGCAAAAGAAACTGCAAAACCTACTGCAAAGCCACAGTCAAATGTAAAGTATGATAAGCTTGCATTAGATTGGGCAGGTAAAAATCCTTGGTTTGGTCAAGACCAAGTAATGACTACGTTAGCATTAGAACTAGACCAAACATTAAAAGGAGAGGGTTATGACCCTTCTGAAGAAGATTTCTATAATGAAATAGATAACAGACTTCGTCAACAATATCCTGAAAGGTATGGAGTTGACACTCGTCAGCAGGAAACGACATCTCCTGCTCAAGTAGTCGGAGGAGCATCACGCACTCCTTCATCCTCGTCTAAGGGCAAGAAGGTTAGACTATCTAAAGAAGATATGCGACTTGCAGAAAAATGGGGTATACCTCTTGAACAATATGCTGCAGAAAAGCTGAAGGTTGAAAAATCTGAAGGCGATTATACTACAGTTTACAATAAATAGTGTGGGGAAATTAAAATGACACGAACAAGTACAATGGCAAAATCACGTAATACTGAAAGTCGTGAACTCAATAATAGGGAACAGGATATGGAATTTAGAGAACCTAATATGCTTGAGATTCCAGAAAATGTTTCTAATCGTTTTAGAAACGAGGGCATGGCTCTTCGTTGGATACGTATAAATCTTCGTGGAAAAGACGATTATACAAATGTTGGCAAGCGAATACAAGAAGGTTGGCAATTTGTAGATATTAATGAAGTTCCTGAAATTCAACATACATCCTTCGTGAGGGATGAAGGTCGATATACTGGTGCAGTCTGTCGTGGAGACTTAGCATTAGCAAAAATGCCATTACAAAAAGCAGAAAATCGACAAAAGTTTTACGAGAACCAAAGCTCAGAAATGGTTGATGCAGTTAATCAGCAGTTAATGAGTGGGAATAATTCTCGTATGCCTATTAGAAATAATAGTAAAAGTCAGGTTACTAAGGGTAAGACACCTAGATTTCAAGATTAGTCTAGTGTGTAGTAGTCTTAGTGATTGTTAATTTTAATTTAAGGGAGAAAAAACTATGACTACAAGTGCAGCATTGTTTGGCTTCTCACCATCTCGTAAACGTGGTAATAACCCAAATGCGATTGGAACTAATGAATATCCTATAGCTTCAGGTTATGGTGCAAATATTTTTACTGGTGACCTAGTAAGAATAAATGCAGGTAACTTAGAAGTTATTACAACTACTACTGAAGTAGTTCAGGGTGTCTTCATGGGTTGCAGATATGTTGAGAACGGCGAACAAAAATTTAAGGCATACTTTCCTTCAGGTACTTCTACTACAGATGCCTATGGAATAGTTGCTGATGACCCAAACCAAGTTTTTGAAGTACAGGCAGATGCGTCTGTTACTGCAGGAGACTTGCATGGTTCTCAAAACTTCGGAGTTGTTCTAGGAGCAGGTTCTACATTTACAGGTAAATCTGGACATGGTATAGATGCTTCAACTAGAACTACAGGAATCGCAATGGTGCGTACACTGGATTATGTAAATGAGCCAGGTAACCAAGTAGATGTATCAGCAGAAAGAGCTTTTCTAAAATTAAATACTAGATTAGTTCAGCATACTGACAACTTCTTGACACCTATCGTTTCTGCTCCTGCAACTATTACAGCATATTTATTAGGTTAAGGGGAGGATAAACTATGGCGATAAATAGAGCAAGTATATCAAAAGAACTTCTTCCCGGACTTAATGCTGTTTTTGGCATGGAGTATGGAGAAGTTTCTGATGAGCATAAGCCACTATTTGAAGTTGAAAACTCAGATAGGGCATTTGAAGAAGAAGTATTATTTACAGGATTTGGTACTGCACCGACTAAAGCAGAAGGTGCTGCAGTTTCCTTTGATGATGCTCAAGAGTCTTTCACTTCAAGGTATACACATGAGACAGTTGCACTGGCTTTTGCGATTACTGAAGAAGCAATGGAAGACAACCTTTATGACACTTTTGCAAAATTAAGAGCAAAGGGATTAGCTAGAGCAATGGCTAATACTAAGCAGGTTAAAGCTGCAGATGTGTACAATAATGGTTTTAATGCATCTTTTGTAGGTGGGGATGGACAGCCTTTCTTTTCGGCTTCACACCCAACTATAGGTGATGGTAACCAATCAAATACTTTAGGTGCAACTGACTTGTCAGAAGCTTCTTTAGAATCTGCATTGATTACTATTTCTAAAGCAAAAGATGACAGAGGTATTTTGATTGGTCTTCAGACTCAGTCATTGCATATACCTTCTGACTTGGCATTTACTGCAGACCAAATTCTAAATAGTACAATGTCAACAACTATTGGGGTTAATCCAACAACTGCTGCAAATGGTGCAACAAATGTTAACGACATTAACTCAATCAGAAATCAGGGCATGGTTCCAGGTGGATTCTTTGTAAATAGAAGGTTCACTGATACGAATGCATGGTTCTTAAAAACTGATTGTCCTAATGGAGCAAAAATGTTTGTACGTTCACCATTACAGACAAAAATGGAGCCAGACTTCGATACAGGAAACGTAAGATTTAAAGCTAGAGAAAGATATAGCTTTGGTTTTTCTGACTGGAGAAGTTATTATGGAGCTTCAGGTTCATCCTAATAGATGACTGTAAGTTAATAACTTAATAAAAAAAGGGAGGGATAGCCTTTGCATCCTTCCCTATTTTTTTGTATAATAAATATATTAAGGAGAATTACATGTCAACGAATATTAGAACAGGATTTGTAACAGGCAGTGGAGCAGTATTAGATACTCTTTCAAGTGTAACTGTTGCAGATACAAGAGTAAGAGGTGTGTTTTTTAGTGGTGTAGGTACATTCCTTATTACAGGAAGTCAAACAAATGAAAATGATAGCACTTCAGGAAGTAATATAAAGTTTGTAGGAACTACAAATGTAAATGCAGGAGACATTATGATACCTGATAGTGGTGTAAGAATGATAGGTCCTGTTAAAGTTTCTGCTCCAACTTCAACTGCAACTATAACAGTTTTCTATGGCTAATTATACATATCTAGTAAATGACATAATAGAGACTACAGAGAATGATAACTCTGACTTTACTAGTGCTATACCTAAATTTGTTAATAGAGCAGAGTTAAGATTAACAAAAGACTTAGATGATTATGGTTTAGTTACTTATACTTCCGTTGCAGTTTCAAGTGGTAAGAATATTATTAACCTTCCTTCAGGAACAAGAATATTAAAAAACTTTAACATTAATAATGCAGGTACTAAAATAAATTTACTACAAAGAACTGATGAATTTTTAAATGATTACTGGAATGTAAGTGCAAGCACAGGAACACCTCAATACTATGCACGCAGAGATAACACAACTATACTGATTGCACCTACTGCAGTGTCAACTGTTGATGGAGTAATAGTACATATATCAAGACCTACAACACTAAGCTCTGCATCAGATACAAATTACTTTTCAGACTTTTGTTATAATGCCTTGTATAATGCATCTATGGTAGAAGCTTTATTGTTTATGAAAAACTATGAAGCAATTACTGTATATGAATCAAGATATAAAGAAGAAGTTCAGGCTCTTCGTAACCAAGCAAGAAGAACCAGAAGAGATGATATGGAAACACCTGCAAGTCCTGCAGGAGGTGATAATACAATACTAGGGGGATTATAATAATGGGAATGACTAAAGCTGCAAGAATGGCAATGGAAATGATGAGAAAATCTATGCCTTCTAAATCAATGAGTCAAGCAAATGCTCAAAGAGTTGAAGCTGCAATAAGAAAAAATCCAAAACTTTATAAAGGACTATCTCCTTCTGAAGTTTTAAAAATGCTACCACCTAAAGGAATGACAGGTAAAGTTGTTGGTACACCTATAACAAAAGGAAAAAGAAAGAAAAAAGCAACACATGAACTTGTATATGAAGATGATAAGAATTATCCTACAATGAAAAAAATAAATAAAAAACCAACACATGAACTTGTATATGAAGATGATAAGAATTATCCTACAATGAAAAAAATTGTAACTAAAAAGTTTGTAGGTGGTGCATTAAAAACTATTAAAAAAGTTGGTGATGCAGTAAAGAAAAAAATAAATAAAAAAGATTCTAAAGGTAATACTGTATCTATATTAGGTAAACCTAGTCCTAATCAAATTAAAACTAAAAAAGCAACTAAACAACAAAGAACTACAAGAAGAGAAAAAGCAAAATCTTTTGGTAAAGGTGTAACAACTACTACAGGTATAGGTCTTGCTATTGAAGGCTTAAAAGGTAAAAAGTCTCAAACACAATCAGACCCTACACCTAAAACTGTAAAACCATTTACACCTAAATCTACTGCAATGCCAAAGCCTAGACCTAAGAAAAAAATGTACATGAAGGAAAGGTCAGGTAAAGACTCTAATGTAGAATTTGCAGTAGGCAAAGCTAAAAAGAAATTATTTGGTGGTGGTAAAGTAGGTGGTATGAAAGCAGGACCTGCAACACCTAATAGATTATACTAGGAGAAAAACATGGTAGCATCTAAAATATTAAAAGGTATAAAGACTTTATCAAAGGCTGAAAAGAAAGCTAAAGCTCCTAAACCAAAAGGTATTAAAGAAGGTAGTTCTGAATTTAGAGCTATATATTCTAAAAAGTTTAAAGAAGCTAAAGATAAAGGTCAAAAAAGAATAAGCATTAATAATGTTATAAAAAGGTCTCCTGATGGTAAAGGCTATCAAGATAAACCTAAAAAAGCTTTTTATATGGTTGAAAGAAGTAATAGAGCAAAGAAAAAAGATTTAACAGGTCTTACCCCTAAAGAAAAAATGCAAAGAACAGCTATGGTTTCTGATGCTAAAAAGAAAATAAAAGGTTTAAGAAAAGATACTGAAGGCACAGGAGAAAAATCAACAGTTAAATTAGCAGATAGAGTTATGGTTCTTAGTCCTAAAGCTAAAGGAAAGTCTGCATCTCAAATATTAAAAGAAGGAAGAGTAAGTCCTGCTACTAGACAATATGTAAATCCTAATCTTATGGAAAGTGTAAACTCACCCTTAACTCCTAAGATGAGTAATGAAACAAGACGCATGAGAAGAATGGCTCAGTTAAAAGTTCTTCCTGAAAAATTTTTTAAAAGCAAATCAGAAGAGTTAGATGTTGTGCGAGGTAATATACCTCCTGCTTTAACATCTTCTCAGATAGCAAACAAACTTAGAGAGTCTGTTGCAAGAGGAACTCAAAAAATTAAAACTGATAAAGGGGTTGAAGAAACACCTGCAGTTGCAGCCACAGAACTTAAAAAGTTTCCTAAAAGAAAAACATTAAGCATAGGTGACAAGCTTAAAGGCACAATGGCAACTGAAAAAAATATTAAGAAACAAATTCTTAAAATTAACAAGGGTGACTTTGGAGGACCTAATAAGAGTTTTGCAAATAATTTAGTTGCTAAACAAGAAAAACCAAAAATAACAACTAAGACAATGTATTCTCAAAAAGAGTTAAATGCAATGTCTCCTGAAATAAGAAAAAGAAAAACTGTTAAAGGTTTACTAGAATATCAAAAAACTTTTAGTAAAGTAGAATTTAAAAAATTAAATGAAACTTTGGCTAAAGTAGAAAAAAGTCTTATGTCTAATCCTGCAAAGGCAACTCTAAATGATTTAAAAAATAGACCTTTAATTAAAAATGCTAAAAAAGGAAGTCCTTATGCATCTATTAAAAATAGAGTTAGTAAATTAATTGAAAAGCAAAATCAAACTAAACCTAAATTAATAGGTAGTTTAAAAATGAAGCTTGATAATTTAGCAAATAGAAAGCCTGCAGCAAAAGGTGTAAAAGAAAAGTTTGGTGTAATACCTAGAAAATCAGGTGGTATACTTAAAGCAAAAGCAGGAACTAAAAAGAAAACTATAGGTAAAAGTAAACTTGGTAAATTAAAAGGTGCAATGCTTTCTCTTATGCCTATGGGTGTATATGACAGTATTGATATGATTGACACTGCAATAAGAACAGGTGTACCATTTAAGTCAGGTACTAAAGGAAAAACAATACGTGGCTGTGGTCAAGCAATGCGTGGCTATGGTAAAGCAATGAAAAAGGGGAGCAAGTAATGAGTATAGGAACAGGTATTAAAGGTACTTTATCTTTAGGTAAAGGTCTTGGCAAAACTATAGATGATGCTTACAAAAAGTATGTTAAAGGTGGTGGTAAAAAAACTAAAAAGGTATTTAGTGCAGAAGAGTTATCAAAGAAAAAACAACTTGAAAAAGCAAAACAAAACAGACAAATAAAACAACAAAAGTCTAAAAAAACAGAAGTTGTTAAAAAGGGTAAAAAGGTATATGATAAACCAATAGGTCCTCAGCCTAAACCTAAAAGTGTTAAAGTATACGATAAACCAATAGGTCCTCAGCCTAAACCTAAAAATGTTTCTTCAAAACAAAACCAGATTAATAAAGCAAAACAAAACAGACAAAATAGACAAAAGAAAACAGTTGCTAAAGGTAAGACAGTATACAATAAACCTGCAGGACCTTTTCCTAAAGTTTATAAAAAACCTGCAGGACCTACACCTAAGCCTACAAGCTTTCTAAAAAGAAACAAAGGTAAAATTGCAGCAGGTACAGCATTACTTTCAACTGTACCTTTTCTTATAAATACAGATGATTCTAAAATAGGTGCAAAAGAAAATAAAAAAGTAACACCTTCTAAAGATATAGGACCTGACACATCTAAAATAACAAAACCTACTACAGCTAAAGTAAAGAAACAAACACTACCTCAAACTAAAGCTGATGACTACACAGGTAGGTTTATAGATAAAAAAGGTAATGTTGCATATGATAGCTTTTCAGATTTCTTAGCACACATGACAGGCAAGCCTAAGAAACGAGCAATGCCTAAGAAAACTGCAAGAATAATAGGTACAGGTAACAAGCTTAAAAGAAAAGAAGCAGATACTAAAGGTGCAGGTAAGGGTGTAAAGTTTAAGGCATTTAAAGCAGGCACTAAGGATAAAACTATATCTCAAAAACAATTAGATAAAAATGCTAAATATAAAGCTTCTAAAGCATATCAACTTAAAAATATGGAAAAAGTTGGTTTAATGGATATAATTAAAAATCCTATAAAAGCTATAAAGAAAAGTTCAAGTAATGTAACGACAGCTAGAAGAAGAGCAAAGCAAGTTGCAGCAGGTGACCCTATCGCAGAAAGGAAATATGGTACAGGAAAAAGAACTGGGGATAAAATGAGCTATATGTATCCAGAAGGAGTGTTAAAATTTAAACCTGATGGTTCAGTAGAAAAACCTCTTAAATCATATAAAAGAAATCCTAAGAGTAAAAATAGAAGTGGTTTTGAAGTTACTAATAAATCAGGTGGAGGATTGATTGCAGGTTTATATGACAAGCCTGAAAAAGCTGAAACATATAAAGGAAATACATCTTCTGCAAGACAGGTAAAAGGTTATGGTAAAGCAAGGAAAAGACCCTAAACTAGGCACAGGTAAAAAACCTAAAGGTTCAGGCAGAAGGCTGTACACAGATGAAAATCCTAAGGATACTGTTCGCATTAAGTATGCAACCATATCAGATGCTAAGGAAACTATATCTAAAGTTAAAAAAATTAATAAGCCTTATGCAAGAAAAATACAAATACTTACAGTCCTTGAACAACGAGCCAAAGTATCTGGGAAAAAGGAACAAGCAAAACTTGCCAAGCAAGGAAAAGAACAAATAAGGAAGAAGTATGGAAAAGCCTGATAAATGTGAAACTTGTAAGTGTTATGAGTGTGATTGTGAAGAATGTAACTGTGAATGTCATATACAAGAAAAGAATGAGGAGGTACAAGGAGTACCTGTATAAATAAATGATTGAGTTTGTGTTAGTGTTTATGATGGGATTAAGAGTAGTAGACCAAACACAAACCTTCCAAGATATAGATAGATGTTTGTATTTTGCAGAAAGACTACATAACCAACCTTCAATACCACAAAAGGAAGGAGCTAATCTACAAATAACAGCATATTGCAAACCCATAAGGAAAAACTAATATGTTAGCAGAACTAGCCGCAGCAAATGCCGCATTCGGTATAATAAAAGAATTTATTTCTAACGGCAAAGAACTTTCAGGTTGTGTTCAACAAATAAGTGATTTTGTATTTGCAAAAGAAGAAATAGAAAAAAGTTTAAAGAAAAAGAAATCTAAAGGTATAGGAGGTACAGACTTAGAAGAGTTCATGGCTCTTGAGCAAATAAAAGAAAAAGAAGAAGAACTCAAGAAGATTATGATATATCTAGGTAGACCTGGACTATGGCAAGATTGGCAGGCATTCCAAGCAGAAGCTCGTAAATCTAGACGTTATCAAGAAAAGATGGCAGAGAAACGTAAAGAAGAGTTGATGGAATATGTTGGTTATGGAATTGCATTTATAAGTGTAATATTTTTTGCAGGATTGATGGCATGGTTTGTAGGTAAATGGATAGGAAGATTTTAGAAACACCTTGTATAGGAGTATGCAAATTAAAAGATAATATATGTATAGGATGTAAAAGAACAATAGAAGAAATAAAAGAAGCTTATAAAGGAAAGTAATATGTCTACTGCAGTTAAGAGAGACCCTAAGAAATGGGAAGCAGCTAAGGCAAGAGCAAAAGCAAAGATGGGTGGAAAACATTCTGCAAGAGCTATGCAACTCGCTGTTAAATATTATAAAGATTCAGGAGGTACATATTCAGGCAAAAAGAAATCTACTAATAAGTTGTCTAAGTGGACTAAACAAAAATGGACTACTAAGAGTGGTAAGAAGTCTTCTGAAACAGGTGAGAGGTATTTACCTAAAAAAGCGATTGACACTTTGTCGAACAAGGAATATGCAGCAACAACTAAAGCTAAAAGAGAAGGAACTAAAAAAGGTAAACAGTTTGTGAAACAACCTAAAAAGATTGCAAAGAAAGTTAAAAAGTATAGGATGGCATAAATGAATAAGTTTCCAGGAGTTAAAAGATTACCATCAGGAGGGATAGAGTATCGTGGGAAAAAATTTGCAGGATTTAATAAACCTAAAAGGTCTGACAGAGCAGGTAAAAAAGGCATGGTCTTGGCTAAGGAAGGCGATAAGATTAAGCTTATACACTATGGTGATTCTTCAATGGGTCACAACTATTCTCCAGAAGCTAGACAAAGTTTTAAGGCTCGCCACAAAAAAAATATACAAAAGGGTAAGATGTCAGCAGCTTATTGGGCAGATAAAAAATTATGGGCAGGAAAGGGCAAAAGCAAAAAAGCACCGCCTAAGAATCAAAAGCACGTCAAAGGAATCAGAAGAGCATAAAAGAAAATGGTATGACTGGTTAAGAGGTAAGTAATGGCTATTAGTAGAAGTAGTATCTCACAACAAATTAAAAAGCCTGCTACTAAAAAAATTAAAAAGAAAAAAATAAAAGGTAAAAAATAATGGCAGTATATAGTTCAATTACAAGATTTGGTAAACACGAACCCTTTTATTTACAGGTTGCTAGAGAACAAATATTTAATCATAAAAATATTTTTAAATTTGGTAATAATACAAGTGTTGGAAATACTTTAGAAACAGTATGGGCAGAAGGTGGTCTTTATAGTTATCTAACTTCTGCTTCTGTACTAAAAGTCTCTAGTTCT